GATCCGTAACCGTAGTCACAAGCCCTAAAGCGAGTCCAGTTTGACGGTATATCGTAGGGTTTGACTACGTGTATCTGTCTGTTAAACTCTGGAAACGCTGAACCTTCATTTATATCCCAGTCACCTTCAAGGAGTTGTCTTCTTTGATGCTCTGGTAAGGATAGAAGGTTTGCTTCGTACATCCCATCCTCTGAGAGATATGGATTATCAAACAGAGTAGCAGGTATAAACTTTCTTTTAAATAGAGGTTCACCCTCTCTTGTATGACCTTTAGGCCATGTAATTATTTGACCATTTTCATCTGTTGCCCAGAACGATTCTCCTGGAGTACTGGGTTCAATAAAGTGCCTACGAACCCACTGATGTCCAGGCCCACCTGGGTTGCTTGTTGCTCTCATGTACAGAGGTAGACCACTAGCCTTTGTAGCTCTGAGTCGTGACCTCATGTAATTCCATGAGTAACTGGAGGGCCACTGAGTCAACTCATCAAAACCAATCCAGTTAAAAGCTTGACCTTGGTATCTCATAACGTCATCGTCACGATCAAGGTATGACATCCAAAGTGTTGCACCGTTTGGTGCTACCCAAGTCTTGTCTCTTTCCATGAACTTTATTCCTGGAACAGCCTTTGGGTAAAGCTGTTTACTTACAGATATAAGTTCTCGTAACTCTTCTGTACTCCTACGAACAAGTAGCATTCGTGCATGTGGATTCGTAAAATATCTAACTGGATCAGCCACCATCGAATACGACTTACCACCACCTGCTGCTCCTCCGTATAGCACTTCTTGTTCTGTAGAAGCTAGAAACTTAGTCTGTGGTCCTGGATTAGGCTCAAATATTACCTCTTGTCTGCCCACAGAAAGGGCATCGTTCTCCAGGTTCGAGGGAGATGTAGTCTCCTTCTTCGTCAAGATCTCTGGTGTTTCTACCACCAATTCTTTTTTCTTCGATCTTCTGGCTTTTCCTTGCCGCTTCTTTATATTTTTTGGCATACTGCTTATAGTTCGAGGAAGCTCTACGCCTTTTTTCTTCCATTCTGACACGTTTGTATAACCCTACATGCGATATTTCTCTACCAGATTCTTTCGATAACCAAGCTGCTACTTTTCTTACGCTGTATTCTTGAAGAAATAGTTTAGCTTTTTCTAGTAACTCTAGCTCTTCAGGGATAGGTAACAGTAAGTCTGGATCTGTTTCGTCTTGTTTGTAACCAAAAGGTACGTGTCTTCCTACTCGTATAATCGGATACCACTCTCCTAGTTCCCCTTGTAATGGTATCTGCCAGTCTACTTTGGTTGGGTGGTCTGCTGCTGTTGCTCTTTTACTCATCATCTTTCGCAGGTAAAATAAATAAAGGTTCTGATGCCTTTACTTCTACCTTGTCTGTTTTAGTAAATCCTGCACGATCTAAAATATCTTTTGCTGCTAACATCTTTTCTTTTACACCTAGATCAGTTGGATCTGCCATAACAGAAAACATTGTATATGCTGCTTTGGTTGAAGACTGTGCTATAAACTTCTTTGTAAGCTCTGCAATCTCATCTGTCAAGCTATTAACAACAGCAGTAGAAGCTACACTATCAGCGTAACCTGCTAGTTTCTTAGCCTGTACAGGATCACCCTTTGCTTCTTCAAAAAGAACATCAAGAAACTTCTGTTGTTTTTCTGTTAGATTTTTAACCATATTTCACCATATATACTACGAAAGATAGAATACCTACAAACAGTAAGAGAATAAAACCTGAAAGACCCCAAGTTATAATTGCCTCTTGCATTTCAGCTTTACGATATTCTTGTTCCTTCTTTTGTTTACGTATCTTACCCTCAGTGGCTACAAGCTCATCCCAGGCAGATGGCCCCATGCTGAAACTGATCCAGTCCTTCAATTCCTTTCTCATGGATTCTGCTTTTTTCTTGGCGGTAAAGATTTCTAGAGCTTCGGCTTCAACAGATTGTCCATTGAGTGCTTTCCACCAAGGAGGGTTTTTATTTTTTTGTTCTGCGTAGGACAGATCACTCATAGCACTTGCCCATTGAGTCAACTGTCCTGACATATCTTGCAGATCTTTACCTACCTGAAAGCCTTTCTTCAAAGCATTGAAGGCTACGGTTGCACCACCGATAATTGTTACTGGGTCCACGAGCCTCCTCCCAAAGTACTCCTATGATCAATAAAAAAACTAAGTGTTTCTTTCAGAGTGGTTTGCCTGTCAGTATGGCTCTTTCTATATCAAACCTACCAATACCTAAGTCTCGTAACTCTCTGTCAGTCATTTTTTCAAGTTGTATACGTGCAACTTTACGTCTAGCTGACTCTGCCCTTGCTTCTAATAATCTGCTGAATATTCTTTTAAACATTATCTATCCTCGTTGTTTGTGTTAGCCCTAACTGGGTGAGGATAGTTATATTCAAATAGTTATATCATAGTAGTGACAAAAATGCAACTCCGTTATGTAGGTTGGTAATGCTCTTCACCAGACAGAATTACATGAAAGTCTGAACTAGACTCTTCAAATCCTACAATCTTATCTCCTTCAGATAGGGCAAGGTATGCCCCACCTTCTATTACTTCTTCTAAGCCATTACCTGCAATACTGTGATTATCAATAATAAAATGATACGTTGTAGTTGCAGCTTCATACCATTGAAGACTATACTTCTTAGTTGAAGCAGAACCATTTGATACGTGTAAAAATCTAATCAGACTAACAAAATTATTAGGACAGGTGTATATAACGTCACCACTGGACCCACCTGAAGTTGCACTAAGATCTTTAGCTGCTGAGAAAAATTTAGCGTCTGATAGTAAGGTCACTTTTTACCTTTAACTTTCTTTACAACTTTAGTTGTCCAAGCTTCGTTAACATCAGGAGTAGATGGATCATCTGCCATCAACTGACCTTTATCGTTACGAGCACGTACTTTTTTAGTCTCTGTGTTTTGGCTTTCCCAAAACTCTAGTGCTGCAGGGTCTTTACTATGCCACTCTCCTCGAATCCATTCTCCAAGGATATTGCCATACTTATCTACTACTTTATCACCTTCTATTATCATTTTTTACCTCTTCTAGCCATACCGCCTCTAGATTTACCAGAGAAACTCATGGGTTTTCCGTTTTTATTTTTTGTAGTTTTTTTCTTTTTAGCTGCTTTTGCAAGATTCATAGGGTCTTTGCCTTTTTTAATTGCATCTGCAACTTCAGATTTTGTCATAGAACCAACAAGAACTTCAACCTTTATACTACCTGATCCTGGACGTGCTTTGGGTTTGATAGGTTTAATTGGTTTTTTAAGATCTTCTGCATATACAGCAGCCATCACTTTACCATCTTTATTTGTGTAATAAAGTGATCCTGCTTTCTTAGCTGCAGCAATACTCTTATACTTACCTGCATTTTTTTTAGCTTCTTTAACAGATAAACCTTTTTCTTTTAGTTTACTGTTTAAATATTTTTGTAGTGTTACAGCCATTGTTCTTTCCTACTTATAAGTGTTAGGGGCTTTTTTGATACCAGTATTTATAGTACCAGTTGATTTAATCATACCACCTTGGTTGTACATAGCAACCTTACCACCTTTAGTGTAAGCTTTCTTTTTCATACCACCCTTGGCATAACCTTTTTTCTTCATACCACCCTTGGCATAACCTTTCTTTTTCATCATGCCGCCTTTGTTTGCACCTTTAGCTGCAGACTTCATAGGTTCAGTTTTATTACCATCTCCATCAAGATCTAAAAAATCTGGTTTTGGTCCTCCACCTTTGGCGTAGCCTTTCTTCTTCATGCCGCCCATTGCATAACCTTTCTTTTTCATGCCACCCATTGCGTAGCCTTTTTTCTTCATCTTTTTCATTATTCATCCTCACTATATAAATTGTTAAAGACTCGTTGCGTATCCCATACATAGTCTACGTTTTCTTTCGAGTTATAAATATGTTGGTTTGGTTTAAAGTCTGGAGCACCTTCTCCAGTTTCAAACCAAGCAGGGTGAGTTACTCTCACTCTATTATTGGGCAACGCAACTATGTTACCTGTGTATTCTCCTGCATCTAACAACTCCAAGACATGAGATTGTTTATGTTGAGCAGGATCGTCTGCTACTTCGTTATCTGTGTAGTCTACAGTGAAGTAGTACTTTGCAGGATAGAACTCACCATCTACTTTAGCTATCCAAGGAGCAGGTGTCGCTCTTTCTAATTTATATACTGAGTGTGTATGAGACATACAATCCCAGGGTTGTGCTAGATATGGTGGTAACTCTGTAGGCCATTCCTCAAGGGGGGTATCTGCCACGAGTGCTGTTAAAGGCATTCTCGCCCACATTGCACCACCATGTACATTTTCTGAGTCATCAAAGTCTGATTCACAACCTGTAAATATAACTTGAAAACTGAGAGTTCTGTTTGGCATGGTGGTTACACCTATAACCATACAATGTAAAAACTCTCCATGATATTCTTCTAAATTCTTTGTGTATTCTCTACGCACCCATGCTTTGAAGTACGGTATACTACTTTGTAGATACGGCATCTTTTTTATGTTTCCTTCGCAATTCCGCTTTAGCTTGTTTAAAGACATTTGCTATCGCTGTCTTGCCCATGACTTTAGCACGTTGCTCTGCTACGGTCAATATTTGGATCTTTCTTGCGTAAGGCTTCTTTAATCTTTTTACTTTAGCTACTGTAGCTTTGGCGTCAGCCATTGTAGCGAACTTGATAGATACTGTATCTTTAGGGTTTTCATCCGTATATAGTCTACGTCCAGACCCTTTTGGTTTTTTACCTGTTCCTACTTTTGGATCTGGTTTTTTTGCCATGTTTATTTCCTAAAGGCTCTGGTCTTTTTTGCGATCTTTTTAGGTTGAGCCACATGCTGCTTACCTGCCGCCTTGCCTTTTCGTTTTGCTCTGGTTGTAGCGGCATACTCACTGCTGCTAAGAGACTTAATAGCCGCAGTAGGTAGATAACGCTCACCAGTCTTAGAACTAGGCTTACCACTCTTTGTACGCCATTTCTGTTTCGTCCAGTTCTTGAGAGACTTCTGTGGAGCTTTCACGACTTATAGCCTCCACCCTTGGCTTTGTATTGTTTAGCTAACATCTGAGCTTTACGAGCAGACCACTGACCAGGGTTGCCACCCTTACCTCCTGCTTTAATAGAGTTAAATAAAGATTTACGCATTCCAGGTTTTGTATAGTTACCTGCTTTGTTTACAGTGCTTCCACCTCTGGACATTCCAACTGCTTTTTTCAAAGTCTTTGCTTGTCCTGCGTGAGTTTTAGAGGCTTTATTTAAACCTTTAATTACTTTCTTTACTTTGTTTTTATTTTGTTTTGTTAAAGCCATTTCTTTTAAGCCTTACAGTTACAATCAGGACCACAATTTTTATTTAAAATTGCACATCCTATTCTTTTGAAGTATCTCCACATCCATTTTATTATCTTCATAGTGAAACTCCCATTTTAATTTTTGTGCATTGTGGTACTGCTAGGTATCCCTGTTGTTGAAAATATCTAGCCACCACTATTGCCTCTTGAGCACATGCTTCCTCTGTAGCAAATGTAGCTTCTGTTTTTGCCATTACCTCGCAGGATATTGCTGCAGGTGTACTACAGAGAAGCATAAATGCTATCCACATTAGAAGCTGACCGTAGCCCCTACTGTAATGTCACCAAACTCTAAGTCTGAATCTGTAGATACTTCAGTATATAAATTTATGTTTGTGCTAGGAACTGTGTAGTCCATTGTAAAATCTAAACCTTGAAAGATGTCTCCATCTTCTAGTTCTAGCATGTCAATGTCTGTAGCCATAGTAAAACCTATGCCCATAGCTGTCAAACCTGCTGATGGTGTTAGTTCCCATTCCCAGTCTTCTACACCTGTTGTGTAGTTAAAATCTGAGGATGCACCAATAGATACTGTTTGTCCTGCTACAGGAAAATCTTTTGCGTAAGTTGTTGTGCTTGCCATGATTGCAGCCAAACCTACCCATGCTGCTATCACAGCTATTTCTTTTTTATTCATGTTCTTTCATCCTTTACCATTTAACTTTGTTAGCCCAATATGCAGCAGACATCTTGCCTTTTTTAATATTCTTGCTGTGTCGTGCTTTAAAACTTGCCCTCTTCTTTTTCATCCTATCTGATTCACCTGCTTTGGGTTTACCTGCAGTAGAGGCTCCTTGCTCACCAAAACGAATCAATTTATACTTTCCACCTTCTGATGCCATGACAACGTGAGACTTAGTTGGGTGATCAGGAGTCCTCTTGGGTTTGTTGACTCCTTTTAACCCCAGTCTTTTCATTGTCGCTTTGACACGCTCAGGTACACTCATTTGTATCTCTCGTACTTAGGGTTATCTTTCCTACCAAATAACGTGAGTATAAAGTTCATTATACCTCTACCAATTTCTGTAGGTGTTGGCAAGAGCCAACCTAAAATTAAAAGTAGCATTACCCAGGGTGGTATGTTTGTGTTTATAATATCTAAGCTTCCCACTGATCCTGTCTCTACTTCTTTTGAAACTATATCTCGTCCTGCAGATGTAGTTGTTTCAACAGACATAACTGACTGTCGGTTCTCTGCTCCTATCTGAGCGTTACTGTTGACGGTAGGACCGCCTGATCCTCCTAGGAACCCTAGCGGATTCAAACCACATCCAGATAAAAATAGAACGAAAACTAACCATCGCATTACATCATCTCAAAGTGGGGAGCATCGATGAAGGGTCTACGGCCCTGGCTTCGTCTTAAGTCTACATATGCCATCATAGCATCTTCTGCGCTTCCTGGGTAAGATCTTATGTCTCCTTCACTCCAGGCTGCTCCCCATTTGATAGCGCAGCCAACTTCTTCTGCTGCAGCTTTAAAAGCGTCACAAATATCATCGTATAAGTTTAACTCCCAGGATACTTCTGGCCCTACGTAGGCTACAACATCTACAGCCTGTGAGTATCCATCCTCTTGAGGAAGATGTTTAGATCGCATCGTCTGTGATCTTCCTGCTGCTACGTTAGCCTCTTGCTCTTCTATGGTTCTTACACCACACGTCACTCCGAAATCAACACCAGTTATTTCTATGGCTCTTTCAACAACAGAGACTAGATCAGGGTGTACTCCTTTGAGCCTGTCTTTTGATCTTTGACTTAAATTAAAACTCATAACTATGGCCTTTGTTTTGGTCTAATTTTAGGAATAGGTTTCTTTACTGAACCTGGTCTTGGCTTTGGCTTTACAACTTTCTTTTTAGGCTGACTGCTCAATACTTTCTTAACAGCTTTTTTAGAACTGCTTTTTATTTGTTTGTCTTTAGCTGTAGAGGCAAAACCCATAGGTTTTGTTACTTTAGGTTTTTTCTTAGTGCCTGTTTTAATTCCCACTCTTACGTTAGGCTTGGCTTTCTTTTTTTCTTTTTCGCTATTTTTTGCAGCACTCAGTATTCGATCTGTTACACTTGCACCTAATGCACCTATAGTTGCACCAGTTCCTAAAGCTTTTAATTCCTGTTTAGCTGTAGTTACACTACCCATTATTGCTTTTTTTATTTTCTTCTCACCTTCAGTGTCTGGACCAAAAAATACTTTTTTGTATCTAGAAGGAATTTGTGCATTTCTAACCATATCTTTTGTTAGTTTTGAAAGAGGTACACCTATACTTCTAGCTATAGATTTTCCTAGTGCTAAAGCTGTGTCTGTTTTAAATGACATTATCTCATATCCTCTATTTACTGTCTTTTGCTTTCTTCAGACCAGTTTTTAATTCTGTAGTTGACTTAGTTAAGCCACCATTAGCGTAGCTGTAAGGTTGTGCGGCATTTATTCCACGTGAAGGTTGAAAGGCACGTACAGGTTGTGCCACAGGTGCTCTTCTGTTTCTTCTACCTGGTCCTGATGCTCTAGCAGTTCTACCAACACTTCTTGGTTTTCTATTCTTTCTAAAAAATTCTTCCAACATTTTTTGTTGTTTTTTCATAAAAGCATCGTCAGTGCCTCTACGTTTGCCTGTCAAATCAGCGCCTACCAATTGAGAGAGAACAGACTTTGGGACTCTTGGATTTGTTGTAACTCCTCTCCTTGCTTGATCAGCAGCTATTTGATCGTTAATTGCTTTTATACGTGCCTCTTCTGCTTTTGTTGGTGTTCTTGTACGAACACCTCTAGTTGTCTCCTCAACTCTTTTACGTAACTCTGGAGGTAATTTTCTTCTAGGTTTTTTTGGTATTGGTCTACCTTTGTCCAGTGGTTTCAAAAGGCTACGTGGCGTAGGTTGTGGATAATCTCTACCCGTTCTAAATACTCTACGTGGTGCAATTTCAGGATCAGGTTGTCTTATTGGAAGTAATCCTCCAGGATGTAATCCTGTCTTTTTCTTTTTAGGCATTATCTCATATCCTTTTTCATTGATGTTTTATTACCCATTGGCTTTCCTGCCATATATGCTGTTGCACCCATGTATGCTGCTACCACACCAGTCTGGGCAATATAAAATAGCCCAAGCAAATCTGCGAGGGCGTTAACTCTTGAGTCTGACATTAAAGGTGTAAAGAGAAAGATAGTAAAGATAATCATCATACCCATAGCTACCCAAGCCATAAACTTCTGTGATTCAGCCTTTTCTTCTCGTAGCTCTACTTCAAGCATACGTTCTTTCATGGCTATCTCTTCTGCTGTGATCTTACCGTCACCATCTACGTCAAAGTCTATGACCATTTAATCCCCCACAACTTCTTTAGTTCCACAGACACGTTCATACACCATGTCTCCAACGTAGGCTTCAGCCCACTTGTTTTCAGTGAAGGTACAAAAATGCCATAAATCATTTACGTCATTGTTCAACACATCAATTATTTCTTGTTGTTCGTTGACTGTTTCAGTTAGATGCTCAATATCGTGAACCATCTCACTGGCATACCAAACAACACCTGCCAGTTGGACAGCCATTGCTACAACAAGGGCTATAGGTAGTTTTAAAGTGTCCATATAAAAACCATCGCTACAATAAATCCTAGAATAAAACCTACTGTCAGTGTTTTCTTGTTAGCTAGAATCATTTTAATGCTGTGTTTTAGGTTCTTCCACTGTTTCTTCATACTTATCCTCCCACTCTCTTTTTCTCTCTGGGTCTAGAACGTCAAATCTGGACAACATACCCTCAAGGTACATTGACCTTTCTATTCTATCCAGAGATTCCCAGTTTCCTGTGTGTTCAAAGTAGGCTCTACGAGCATAAAAGACATCTGATCGGGGAATATGTACCCTTCTCAGTTTCTTTTCGTCTTGGTTAGCTAGTGCGTTGTAGAACTCTTCTAGTACTGAGTCTGACTCAAAGTACTTTATTCTGTTTTTACTCATTTGGATTTCGGTAGTTGTACTTAAAGTAATACCATTGTCAATATTATCTTTTATTTATTTTCAATAAATGGACAACAAAAGAAGAATATGAGGTACTATAAGTATTACTTTAAGTAATTACTGTTAGTATTCTAATATTAGTAATAAATATAAGAATAAAAATAAAAGTATTAAATACTTTAAGTATTACTGTTAGTATATACTACTAGTTATACTGACTTCAAGTATAAAACAACAAGTAATTACCCCCGATGACACTATGTCACACCCATATAGTGTAAGCATATATTCTTGTATCTTGTTATTAATAGTACAAATCCCCTGTCATCTAACAAGATATACTTATTCTTCCTCTTATATAGTTTCATACCGTTAGTTATAACTAAATGTGATCACAACTCAAGTGTAAACCACTTGATTAACAATGTGGTTAACAGTCGAAAAATACCCCTCTCTGTCATTGGGTGTATATACGTAACGGTATACGGGGGGGTGGCCCATGCCCCTATACCTTTATTTTCTTTTATTAAGCAAATAGTTTAATGTTAAACTACTTTTAGTTTAATCTTAAAGTATCACTGCTCAAAAATAGTTTAACTTTAAACTAATTCTTTGCGAATAACGTTTAGTATTAAACTTTTATTTGTGATCACAAAACAAAAGGTTTTATGTATACCCCCCAGTATTAATTGGTCACTCAAAGTATACCCCTAGATTTTTGTGATCACAGTATTACCACCAGTTAGAACAGAAATAGAACAAAGCAAGAAATAGCTTTCACACTTAATATAACGCTCACTGAGTAGCTTTTATCTTTTTGTATACTGTTGTTCATAAAATAAGCTTTCCCCTAATTCTTGATATTTGTTGCATACTTACAACACAAAATAAAATAGTGGTTTTCTGGGTATTGTGCTTACCAGTTAAACAGCTAACTTGGTTACACAATTTATATATATTTAAAAAGGATTAATTAAAATGAAATACGAAACCGACATAGTAGATAGCAAAGTAAATAGCTTCATGATTAACTTTTTAAAAAGTGGTGGTTTTAACATGAAAACTAATAAAGATTGTATTGAATTTTATACACCTAAAAAGAATAGATTAATCTTTAAGTCTCAAAAGTGGGATACACACTACAAGGTTACTTTTGCAGAAAAGTTATTTTTAAAACAAACTGTATAATAGAGGGATTAATAAAAATGAATATGATAGTTAATCAAAATGATTTTAACACTTATAAAGATCAATCCAGACAAGCTTTAAAAGCTATGAAAGAGCATTGCAACACTGATACATTCATTAATGATTGTAAAAGAATTGCATACGAAAAAATAGAGCAAGCTTTAGACAACAATGGTCAATTGATATGGTCAAAGCTTCCTAAACTAATTGGACAAAATACAAAGATTAGTAAAGATATTGCTAATAGTGACAAAGATATTGAAATATTTGGTTTATCACTAGCACCCCATTTTATTAGTGGGTTCAATACTTGTAATGGTTTAAGCATGGGGTGTGCTCAAGCTTGCCTAATGTTTACTGGTATGGGGCAAAAATTCATGATTGCAACAGATGGTGAGCACAAAGTAGCAATTGCCAGAATTATCAGGACTATTCTTTGGTTTAAATATCGTGATCAATTCAAAGCTAAATTGTTACGTGAGATAGAATTAAAACAAAAATTACTAGCTAAGAAAAATATTAGCATGGCATTTCGTCCTAATGTTTTCAGCGAAGTAAAATTTGAAAAGTTATTTCCAGAATTATTTGAGTTATGCAAAAGCTTAAACATTCAAGTTTACGATTATGTAAAAGATATAAATAGAATTGTAGAAAATCCATATAAAGATTTTTATAGTATGACGTTCAGTCTATCCGAAAACAATTCTTTGTTTATTCCTACGGCTCTAAAACATGGTTCAAACATAGCTATTGTTACTGATATACCTACAAACAAGGCTAAAGATAAAAAGAGCTATCTATATAGCGTTCCAGATACAATTACTGTTGATGGTATAACTCTTAATACTGTTGATGGTGATAGCCACGATGCAAGGTTTTTAGACAATAAAAAGAATTGCTTTGTTGTCCTACGTGGCAAGGGTCAAGAGATAAGAAAAGATACAACTAACTTCATGAGAAAGGTATTCTAAAATGTTTTTAACTTGGATCATAGGTACAATAGCAATAACGGCTATTCTGGGAATACTAGCGTGGATCATAACTTATTTAATAATGGAGGTATAAATGGATCAACTAATTTATCATAAGAAAAAACTCTATCAATTGAGCGATTACATGAACGCTCTGGAAGTCTCAGCAAGTAGCATGTTCAACAGTGAACAACAAAGATATGAAGCAGTAAAAAGAATATGCGAGGTAAACAATATTTTAGAAGGGATATTGAATGATGAAGAATAATTTATTGAGATTAAATAACGCTACTGGTGCAGCATTGGAAGTGCTTGAAGAATTAGCAGAGCTAACAACTAAGCTAGAGCACATTCAAGATTTAGCAATTGAAGTAAAAGGTTCGGGAGCTTTACCAGTAGAGGCAATAGAAGAATTAGAAGGCATAGCCAATGCTTGTGGAGTACTGATAGCAAGGGGAAAAGAATAATGAAATATATGACAACTCTTAACGTCTGGGACAACAGCATAAAGAAAGCTATTGAGACGGGTCAAATAAAGCTACAGCGAGGGCAATGGCTACGCTGTGGGACTAAGGGCAAACGCTGTAGATATGTAGGTTTAACTAGCGGCAAATCTATATGGGTTACGCACTGGCAAGGATCGCCACAAAAAACAAACACAAAATTTTTAAACGCTGTTGAAGCATACAATGGAAGGTAAGATAATGACTAAGAAAATATTAAAACACTGGGCGCTATTCTACAAAAATGGGGAGCGACATTTTATAAACGCACCTACTAGGGCAGAGTTAGACAGTGCTGTATTCGGTGGGGCATATGCGCCAAGGTTTGACAGTGTGACTTACTATGTCGAATATGAGCGTGACATAAAAGACACACAATATAACCAAGTTCACGAAGTGTATTTAAAGTAATAATTCTATCTGATATTGAAGGGATAGAACAAACAAAAAGGGATAATAAAAAATGACAGTAACACTTAACCAAATACTAGCTATGGAAAATGTCCTAGCTACTCGTAAAATACCTAGCGACATTGCAGCAATGGCAAAAGCCAAACGCTACAGTGAAAGCAAACAAAAAGTAATTACGCTAGGTGATCAACCATTACACTATGTATTAAGAATATTAGCAAAAGAAGGGTTAGACAAATGAGCTACATAGACACACTAAAAACAATCAACACGACTGAATTGAAAACACAAATGCTTGACGCTGCTACTGATGCGACAGACACCTACATTAAGGATGTACTGAAGGGTGAGGATGCCTTTGCCTGTGGGTTCGCTTGGGTAAATATTTATCCTAGGTTCAAGGGCAATACCAAGGATGGTAAAGCAGAACGCAAAGTAATAAAAGAACTAGGGTTCGAGCTAGACTACACTGGTAAAAGGTTCAGCCTATGGAATCCTAGCAAGTCATACTTCCAGAACATAGACTGTAAGGAAGCAGGTGCTAGAGCAGCAGCCAAAGTTCTGGAGAGTGTGGGCTTTGATGCTTTTGCAAACAGTAGGCTAGACTAGTGGAGTACGTTATTCACATCAGCAAAAAGGGTGGTGAGTGTTTCGCTTACCACTCTACAAAAGATAAGTCAGAATTAGATAGGCTTGTTGGCAAGTATCTAAGGATGAAGGGTATAACAATTGAAGTAAAGAAAAGGTTTTTAACATGACAAATTTTACAAGAGAACAACTAAAAACATTACGTGCTGAGATAAACTCATTACTACTAACACATAACTTTGAGGAAACTTGTGATTTAAAAATAAAAACTCTTGTTGATAGCTGCACCTACAGTGGTGGCGAGGCTACATTCAAAGTAAAAGTATTACTTGATGGGGCAGAGACTAAAGAAGAAAAGGATCTAAAGAAAATGGCTATCCTAGCTAGATTAGATACATCTAAGATACACGAATACATAGACCATAGGTCAGTCAGGTATCGTATGCAGCTAGTAGGCTACAAAACTAAAGCAAGGAAAATGCCTTGGATTGTAAAGGATCTTTTGTCTATGTCTGGGAATGAGTACAAGCTCACTGATGCACAAGCTAGACAGTGGTTCGAGTATGAGGTGCAGCCATGAGATACAAAGACATTACAGTAGAAGCAGATGATCTAGAGTGTGACGAAACAGACACAATCTATAAAGCAATTAAAAATCATATCTTGGATGTTGGGATTGCAACACCTAAAACATTAACAGGATTTAACTGGAGACTAGACGTTAGAATGAGGATGGATAACTATGACACCTAGAATACAAGAGATGTACAAAGACATATACTACGCAGACTATGACGATGTAGAGATAGATCAACTAATTGTAGGACTGCTAGGTAGTAGAATGAACTTAGCAAGTTGGCACAATGTCTCAGAGACAGTGAGCAGCTACAAGCTAGACGATCAGATAGAACTAGACTTTGAACCAGAGGATAACTTGAGATGATACTATACAAGTCAAGTAAAGGACAGTGGGTTGGTACTCAGCGTGACGCTCAGAGATACTTCCCTAAAGACTGGAAGCAAGTCGATGTGCCAGTGTCTAAGGTTTACCTTATCGAGTTCTTAAATGAGAACAAGGTAGGGGCTACACAGACTGAGCAACAACAGCCAGTGGTGGTAGCACCTGACCCAGAACAAATAGACCCAGAAGCTTATGGTTGGGTGTCCTGGGCATACGAGACGCTCAAGCGTGGAGATAAACATGAAGCACTCAAAATGCTAGAGCGAGGATTAAGTAAACAGAAGGAACTACAAAATGAAACTAATTAAAGTCAGAGTAAATAAAACAATAGAGTATGAAGTGTCTGTGCCTGTGCAGGAAGATCACAGATATGAACACATAGCAGACTACTTACAAACTATAGACTGGAATAAAGAGATAAAAGTATCACCACAAAACTATAAACACATAGCAGAATACTATGACTGGTTAGACTGGGAGGCAGTACAAAATGGATAGTAATGAAATAATGAAAGCAATAGAAGGAGCTAAGACTGTGAAAAACAAAGAAGTAAAATTAAAGACAAAGCTAACTCGTAATGAGGTGGCAGACCTACTCGAAGTATACCGAATCATGGATGATATATGTGATGATTTTAAAGAGATGTTTGATACTGATCTTAGTAAGGTACGTAAGTTAGAAGAGATGTCATACACATTGAAGAACATGTTTGATTTCAGACCACGTATAGGCGAGGACGGTAGCCCTAATCACTGGCGTCCATACGTTCTTCCTGATGATGAAGAAGCATGGTTTCATAAACCAGAGAAGGATGAATAAAATGAGGATACGAGTAAAAGCAGAAGAGACTGTCTATCTGGAATACTTTGTTGATGTACCAGAAGAGATAGTAGAACAAAGTAAAGAGAGAATATCTAAGACTTACTTAAAGAATGCTATCCATAACTGGATAGAGGAAAATGAATCGGAGTTTAACTACCAAGACTATGACAGTGTTAAAGAGTGGTATGATTGGGAAGAGGTAGGAGATGAGTGGAACAATTGAAAACTAGTTTTGGAATTGAAATGAAAGAGGAGAAAAGTATGGCAGATAAAACATACGAAAAAATATTTGCAAAACTATCAGGACATTTTCTGACTCAGGAATTACCTGATAACTGGAGAGACTTTGATGAGGACTACCTAGAAGAATGGTTTACTGAGTGTGCACTGGATACCTACCAGTATTGGGAGTGGGATGAAGTGTATGATATGATTGACAGAATAGTATTTGATTTAATTAAGTTAGGAGTAAAACTATGAACACCAGAATGTTTAACTACAAGAACCAGTCAGTGATGTTTATAAACTGTAGTCTTGATCACTGCTACAACACTGCTGATTACATGATAAAGAGAGAAAAAAATAACGGATACTGGAAGCCTAGACTTTATGATGATTACGATCAGGATCATCCATCAGTCGAGAGCATCTATGATTGGGTTGAAATAAAGGACAGTGTTACTGACCTAGTACCTATCACTGCTGAAGAAGTGGAGAAAGCATACAATGAGCTACGATAAATGGATCATGATTGAGGGTGGTACAAAGAGCCAACAGAAGTATGCCATAAGTATGATCATGTTCTTTAAGAATAAGTTCGACATAGATCCATACATAGAGGTATGCTTTCGAGGACAGAGTCACAGTATAGGTGGATGCATCCAGATGGAAGAGGGTGAGTATCGGATAGACTTAGACAGATCTATGAGGCTCAGAGATATGCTTACGACACTGGCTCACGAACTGGTGCACGTCAAACAGTACGAGTGTGGAGAGCTAACACAGAACAGTGAGGACAACATACCATACTGGGATAAACCCTCAGAGATAGAAGCCTATGGGCGTGAGGTAGGACTGTTTATTACTTGGGCAGAGGAAAATAATTTAGGCAACAAAACCTGGGCACAAAGGTAGAAGTAGTAGGAGGTACAATCTTTGACACCATATATTGTGTTGGTATGTTGTATAGCTTTTTACATTTGGGCTTTCTATATGTTGAGATAGGTGAGACAACTTGCCCCACTTGAAATAAAAACAACAGTTGCCAACTAATAACTAAAGGTTATACCTAAAGTATACTAATATTTATTATTCTTATATAAGATATAATACTTTAAGTATAACTAAAAGAAAGGGACTAACAGTATGAATAATGATGAAGATGATACAGAAGAGGTGATGTTTTTATCTGTTGATGAAATCAATAATCTTCTGGATAGACTTAAAAAAAGAGATAAAGATATTGTTGAATTAATTATTGAACAGAACAACACATTACTTGATGCTGTTGTTGACCTTCAATGGTTCATGAAAGAAAAGGGACTTACCTCTAAACAGTTCAAGGCTTGGATGGAGGAAAAAGATTTGAGGACATATCACTGATGAGACATTTGAAATATGAACATGAAAAGGTAGTAGCCATTGAGTCATACATCAACGATCTGCAAAGAGACATTGATGATCTAGAATGGGATGGTGAACAAAAGAAAGCAGACAACCTCAGAAGAATACTGGAGGATGTCATAGAACAAAGGGACAAGGGTGAAGTATACTACCCAATGTTTTAAAAGGAAACAAAGAGATGATGTATATATTAGTATGGATGCAGTTATTCAGTACACAGTCTGTTGAACACTATCAGTTGGGATCGTATGCTACTCTGGAAGAGTGTACAGCAGCACTGAGCAAAGCAGCAGTGATGATAACACACAAGTCAGAGACAGTGGCTTGCCTAGAAGTGGAGACACAACAGTGATCGCTGAGATGCTTACATGCATTGCGCTCAACGTGTATTACGAGGCACGTAGTGAGCCATTGGAAAGTCAGATAGGTGTGGCTCATGTTGTCCTCAATCGTGTAGCCAGTGACAAGTTTCCTGATGATGCATGTTCTGTGGTATATCAAGGTCTGGAGAAAGGTATAGGTAGGTGTCAATTTAGTTGGTACTGTGACGGTAAGTCAGATAAACCAAAGGATGAAATAGCATGGGCATTTTCAAAATTGGTTGCACACAACGTAGTGCGTGGATACATGAAGGACAACACTGATGGGTCTGTCTACTATCATGCTAATTATGTTAATCCATTTTGGAATAAACACTACAAACACACTGTAACTTTAGGATCACACATATTTTATAAGGAGTAGATAATGCAACCAAAAGAAGTACCCAGTCATGTTCGTATTCGATATGAACCCACCTTAAAACAGAAGGGAAGGAAGTGTAAACTGTACGGTAAAACATTTCTCAACATGGCAGAGGCAGCACGATACTGGGGTATCACTTATGCTTGGGCAACAGAACAAATAAACAAGGGATGGAATCAAGATGGCTTTCCCCCCAAAGCAAGGAAGGATTATAAATGAATTGTTGGCACTGTCATACTAAATTAACTTGGGGTGGTGATCACGATATTGACGAAGAGACTACACTCTTTGGTGACTACAGTATGGTTACTAATCTTACTTGTCCTGAGTGTGACTCATTCGTTTTAGTTTATTTACCAAAGGATGATGAAGATGAGTGAGCAGTACTGTACAACAAAAGGATTAGGGTGGGCTTTCATTACCTGTGTATTCTTTATCCTGGGCATACCAGTCTTGATGTGGTTAGCTTTGGAAGGGGCTGACTGGTATACCAAGTTTGACTTAATGAATCCGATGTGGTAACGCTATGAATGAACCGAAAGAATGGCACGTTGACAGGAGGAAGGGAATCTCGAAAGAGATAAGGCCAATGACCAAGGAAGAACGACAAAGAGCGAAAGAAAAGGAACAAGCAAATGACAGCAGCAGTGAACAGCAACAATGAGATTACACATCAACCATGTCCTTTCGAGGATTGTGCAAGTTCAGATGCATTCAGCTACAACCTAGTCACCAAGGTAGGAAAGTGTCACTCCTGTAACAGGGGCTACCCAAACTCAGACAAAAAGTTTGATTGGGCAGAGGCAACATATCCACCACCACCGCCCAAAGTAGATCTACGAAACGTCAAAGTAATCTCAGGTAGACACGAGGGTATCAGAGGATTAGATGAGGACGTAGCTAAACTCTACAACATTCAGTTACAGATAGGCGAAGGTGGTGAGCCAGTACGCTACGCTTTCAAGTACAAAGATAATGTTAAGTATCGTGGCTATCACGAGAAGAAGTTCTGGACAAAAGAACGTGGATCACTGACAGAACTATTTGGCCCTGAGTTCAACGCAGGATCTAGCAAACGTATATACATTACTGAGGGTGAGTTTGATGCAGCCAGTCTGTATCAGGTCTTAGGTAAATCTTACCCAGTAAAGTCACTGCCAAGTGCAGCACTGTCAGAGAAGTTTATCAAGGATAACTTTGATTATCTCAACGCTTTTGAGATGGTGGTCTACGCAGGTGAATTAGATGCAGCAGGTCAGGGTGCAGCACAGAAACTCTACAGCATGATGCCTGAGAAGTTTTACTATGTGCCTATGTCCAAGCACAAGGATGCCAATGAGTTCCTGATGGAAGGGGATGAGTCAGACCTAAAGTGGGCAGCACTCAAGCCACAGAGATTTGCACCAGACAACTTCTTTGTTGGAGACTTGGAAGTAGAGAAGGCTATTACTACTGAGAATCCTTACGAGTATGTACCGACAGGACACACTGGTATTGATGATAAGATCAGAGGACTGGTAAAGGGTGGACTCACGTTCATCAAAGCACTCAGAGGTCAGGGTAAGACTGAGCTAGTCAGATACTTTGAGGTAGGGCTTCTCAAACAGAACACGAGACTTGCTCTTCTACATATGGAAGAGATGAAGTCTACAACCTACAGGGCAATGGCAACCTACGAACTAGGATGGAATGTCAGAACCAAAGAGGATGCAATCACTACAGGATTCAGTGAGGATCAGGTAATCAAAGCAGCACAGAAGATGGCAGGTGGTGAGAACACAGTTATCTTTGAGATGCGGAGCCATGATGATCCAATGCAACTCCTGGACTACGTTAGGCTTGCAGCAACAGTGTATGGTGCAGAGTACATCTTCATAGATCACGTCCAACGTTTAGCCTATCTATCAAACTCTGGTGTTGATGCAGCAACCAGTACTCTGACAACTCTTGGTTCACGAATGGCACAGCTTGCCAAAGAATTAAATATAGGTGTGGTATTTATATCACAGGTTAATGATGATGGACGCACCAAGTATGCAGCATCCCTTGAGGAAGAAGCTATCGTCTGTATAAAACTCAATAGAAATACTGAGTCAGAGGATGATGTGGAAAGAAACACAACCCATTTTATTGTTGATAAGAACAGACCCTTTGCCAAGCTAGGTAATGCAGGGTCAGTGTTCTATGATCCTGAGACTACAGTTCTTGAAGAGGTAGTGTTCAACGTATGAGGATTGTTGTCAGCGACATAGAAACAAACGGTCTTAACGACAGCGACAAGCTCTGGATCTGTGGCGGTAAGGATATTACCACTGGCGAGATCTCTAGGTTTGATAACTGTCACGAGGATGAAGTTGCTAGGCGTGAAGCTATCAAGTGGTATGAGTCAGCAGACATGATTGTTGGTCACAACTTTGTACAGTTTGATGCGCCCATGATAAACAAACTCCTTCAACCCAGATTGATAGATCCAAAAAAGATTGTAGATACTCTCCTAATTAGCAGGTTAGTAAACTACGACATCGAAACACCCAAGGGTGCTAAGTTTCCTCACAGTCTACAGGCTTGGGGTATCAGGTTAAACAAACATAAGGGAGACTTTCATGAGTTTGATAAATTCAGTATCGAAATGGTTGACTACTGGTATCAGGACATCGAGGTTACAGAATCTTTGTTCAGTCATTTCAATGATATTATTTGGAGTCCTGATTGGCGTAAGTCTCTGAGGACAGAGCACGATGTACAGATAGAGCTAGTCCGTACACAACACTACGGTTTTTTCTTTGATAAACCAAAGGCAGAGTTCCTTCTCAACTCAGTCAAGACAAAGATGAACACACTGGAAGAACAATTCCAAGTAGACTTCCCACCCAAACTTACTGAGGTCAATCGTATCAAGTATCGACTCAAGAAAGATGGCGGTGAGATGGCTACAGTTACAAAGGCTAAACAAAAGTATGCCATGACAACTGTAGAAGATGATGACCTAGTTTGTTTTGATTGGATAGAGTTCAAGCCAGGATCTGCAAAGGACAGGATAGATGTTCTGTGGGATGCAGGATGGAAGCCAGTAGATAAAACCAAGACTGCTATTAACTTCTCTCGAAAGAAAGTAGGAGACCCATACGGCAAGTCAGTAGCCTCTATGAACGAGGATTTTTACAATCAAAAGAAGAAAGACCTAGACAGGTACGGATTTACTGTATCAGAGGCAAACCTTGGTACACTGCCTGAGACAGCACCTACAGGAGCGAAAGCTCTAGCCCAGTGGTTGACACTTGAAGGACGCAGAAGCTCACTGGTTGAGTGGCTAGGGCAGTGTGGTGACGATTTACGTATTCATGGTAGGATAAATAACATTGGAGCATGGACTGGACGCTGTGCTCACAAAGATCCTAACACCGCTAATATATCTTCTCCGTTTCATGGTGAACCTAAGTCAGCAGTGGATGAAGTCAAGAAACAATTTGACGTACATCTACGTGCATGTTGGACAGTTCCTTCTGGCTCTTGGCTAGTGGGTACAGATGCTGACGGTATTCAGTTACGTGTGTTAGCTGACTATCTTTGGAGACACTTTGAAGCAGATCAGTACGCACAAGCCATCATGGAGGGGAAGAAGGAAGACGAGACAGACATACACAATGTCAACAAGAAAGCTTTGGCGGTTCCAAATGGGACAAGGGATATGGCAAAGACTTTTATCTACGCTTGGTTATTGGGTGCAGGTGTGGCAAAGACTGGTCAGATCCTAAAGGTCAGTATGAAGGAAGCACAGGAAGCACGTACTCGTTTCGAGATGAGCATTGATGGTTTATACAACTTGAAGAATCAACTCGTACCTTACATTGCAGAGCAGGGATATTTCACTGGATATGATGGACGTAAAGTTCCAGTACCCAACGCACACAAAACACTGGCAGGGATATTGCAGAACGGTGAGGCTTGCTTGATGAAGCACAGTCTACTCAAGTGGCATGACAAAGCTAGACAGGAAGGGATAAATTTTAAGATGGTTGGTTTCATCCATGATGAATACCAAGTGGAAGTAATAGGAACAGAGGAGGAAGCTAAAAGGTTAGGACAGATACAAGCAGATTGTATGTTAGAAACTGGTCAGGAATTAGGATTTAAAATACCTACTCCAGGATCATATGATATAGGAAAAAATTGGGCTGAGACCCATTGACAACTACAGTAGAAACAATTAGATACAACAACAGTAAAAGAAAAGGAGGGCAATATGCCATCAACACAAATTGATATTAAAGGTACACTCGAATGGGCAAAAGTATTTGAGTCTAATAGAGACCAAGCAGAGTGGAATACCGATACTAACGGTGAGTACAAAGTTACTGTAACCACTGACAAGAAGACAGCAGATGCTTTGAAGAAAGCAGGGTGTCAAAAAAAGATGGAGGAAGTAGATGGTGGGTTTCGACTCACTGTATCACGTCCTCACACTGGCGCTGAAGACTGGATGGGTGGTGAGCCTGTCGTTGCTGACATTTCAGGTAAGGCTTGGAGTCTAGATGATAAGGGTCTTATCGGTAATGGAAGCAAAGGTATTGTCAAAGTTGAAGTGTATCGTACAAAGAAAGGTCTTGTAGGCACACGCCTTATGGGTCTTCAAGTTCTTGATCATGTGATCTACAATCCAGAAGAATCACCTTCTGAAATGTTTGCAGATCACAGTAAGAGTTCTGGTGGTAAGTCTTCCTCCCAAAAAGAACCACAGGACTCAGTACCCTTCTAGGTTTTGTTCCTTTTACCCTAGAAGAATAAGCCCCCACCTTTTTCGTTCATTTTTGGGTGGGGGCTATACAAAAAAAGGAAACACAATGCCCACAATAGATACACTAGTTAAAGATATGGAAGATACTATCCTTGGTTTAAAAGGATGGGATCACATTGTTGGTTTGAAGATGGGTGACTCCATTGCTAAGACTGCATTCCAAAGATTCAGTGAGCCACAGAAACCTCGTAAGTATTTATCTTTCTCTAGTATAGGAAGTCCCTGTCAAAGAAAACTTTGGTACAAGATAAACGACACTGAGGCAGCAAAGCCTTTGTCTGCAGCAGACTTACTAAAATTTTTCTACGGAGACATGATAGAAGAGTTAGTTCTTTCTATTGTCAAAGTCTCTGGTCATGAAGTGACAGGGGAACAAGACCGCATGTTTATTGGTAACATGGCAGGTCACAGAGACGCAGTGATTGATGGTATGACAGTCGATGTTAAGTCTGCCTCTCCCTACTCATTCAAGAAATTTGCAGAGGGTAACTTACGTGAGGATGATCCCTTCGGATACATCAGTCAGTTGAGTTCCTATGTTTACGCTGCAAAGGATGATCCACTCGTAACAAACAAAACACATGGGGCTTTTCTTGTTGTTGATAAAGTCAACGGAACAATCTGCCTGGATGTCTATGACTTCTCGAAAGAGTTAGAACAAAAAGAAAAAGAGATAGGCACTGTAAAGAAGATGGTGAAAGGTAAAATACCTGACCGTCCTTTTGATCCTGTTCCTGTCTCCGCAAACAGCCCTAACACAAAATTACCAAAAACCTGTAACTTTTGTGACTTCAAAAAGAAGTGTTGGCCTGAAGCCAGAAAGTTTGTGTATAGTAATTATGATGCCTATCTGGTAGACGTAGTTAAGAAACCAAATGTACCAGAGGATCTTACCTACAATGACCAGGAAAAAATTTAAAGAGGCAGCACTCAGAGCAGGGTATCGTTCTGGCTTTGAGGATGAAACAGCCAAGTACTTAAAAGAAAAAGGTGTTGAGTTCACCTACGAGAAAGAACGTATAGAGTGGCTAGATATAAGAACTCGTCACTACACTCCCGACTTTGTTTTAAGTAACGGTATTGTCATAGAAACCAAAGGACGTTTTGTATCTACTGATAGACGTAAACATATAGAGATACGAAAACAATTTCCTGATTTAGATTTACGTTTTGTATTTCAAAACAGCAGGATCAAGTTATACAAGGGTGCTAAGTCTTGTTACGCTGACTGGTGTAAACGTCATGGTTTTAAATACGCAGATAAAATAATTCCTGATGAATGGTTAGAAGAATAATCTTGACGGAATTAATTTAATTCTTATAACTTGGAGGTTCCTGTGTTGTTTGAAATAACAATGCTGTTAAAGCTAGACCCTGACGCTAACTTTATAGCCTCAGATAAAGATGGTGCTGCAATAGGACTTGAACAAGTTGTATCAGATACCATCTATGATATAGACGATGTTGAAATAATTGAAATAGAAGTAAAGGAAAAATAATGTTAACACGACAAGACTTGGAAGACATGGGATACTTTGATGCTTTTGATGAGGTTAAAGAAATTAACCTATCTGATTATGCAGAGTGGGTTGAGAATAAGATTGTAACCACTGGTGACAAAAGAATACTAGAAAACACTATGGGTTTTATTGGAGAGACTGGTGAGTTCTTTGAGAAGATAAAGAAACACGTAAGAGACAAGACACCGCTAGATAAGGAGGGTGTCACACTTGAAGCAGGTGATGTTCTATTTTATTATGTAGCCCTGTTAAATGTGTTAGATATAAAATTTAAAGATGTTATAAAAAATAATATGAAGAAACTAGATAGCAGAGAGAAAAGAAATAAAATAAAGGGATCGGGAGATTACAGATGAACAACTACTTACCAACAGACTATCAATCATTTATTCATACATCACGCTATGCCAAGTACTTTGATGGTAAGGGCAGAGAGTCCTGGCCTGAGACAGTAGGGAGATATGTTGAGAATGTAGTTAGACCAGTCGTAGACACAGAGACAGCTAACGAAATAGAACAAGGAATACTAAGCCTGGAAGTTATGCCTAGCATGAGAGCCATGATGACAGCAGGTATAGCTTTAGACAGAGACAATACAGCAGGATACAACTGTAGTTACTTACCTGTAGATGACCCAAAGTCCTTCGATGAGGCTATGTTCATTCTCCTCTGTGGCACTGGTGTCGGATTCAGTGTCGAGAGGCAGTTCATTAGCAAGCTTCCCGAAATTCCTAAACTCTTCGAGAGTGATACTACCATTGTGGTAAAGGACAGCAAGGAAGGGTGGGCTAAAGCGTTTAGACAACTACTGGTACTCCTTTGGGCAGGTGAGATTCCATTGTGGGATGTAAGCAGGGTTAGACCTGCAGGTGCGAGACTCAAAACATTTGGTGGTAGAGCCTCTGGTCCTGCTCCTCTTGTTGATCTATTCAACTTTGCAGTCAAGCTATTTAAAGAAGCAGAGGGGCGTAAGTTATCCTCAATAGAGTGTCACGATCTAATGTGTAAGATCGGAGAGATAGTAGTTGTAGGTGGTGTCAGACGCAGTGCCATGATCTCTCTATCTAATTTATCAGATGATCGTATGCGTCACGCTAAGTCTGGTAACTGGTGGGACAATGAACCCCAACGTGCCTTGGCTAACAACAGTGTGTCATACACAGAGAAACCAGACAGTCTGTCCTTCATGCGTGAGTGGATGGCACTAGTCGAATCAGGGAGTGGTGAACGTGGTATCTTTAATCGGGAAGCAGCTAAGAAACAAGCTGCAAAGAATGGCAGACGTGCTGCTGACTATGACTTTGGAACTAATCCATGCAGTGAAATTATTCTTAGACCGTATCAGTTCTGTAATCTTACGGAAGTTGTGGTACGAGCCACAGATACGGTGGATGACTTGGCTAGAAAAGTCAGACTCGCCACAATACTTGGGACGATCCAAAGCACGTACACGAAATTTCCATACCTGCGAAAAGTGTGGACAACGAATACTGAAGAAGAACGTTTGTTGGGTGTGTCACTAACTGGTATTATGGACAACCCATTGATGACTACAAAAAATAAAGGACTGGATAAAACACTTGAAAACCTACGTAACGTTGCTGTTGTTACTAATGCTGAGTGGGCTGATCGTCTTGGTATTCCACAGTCAGCAGCTATCACCTGTGTTAAACCATCAGGCACAGTCTCACAGTTGGTTGACTCTGCATCTGGTATCCATGCACGTCATTCACCTTATTACATTAGAACCGTTAGAGGAGATAACAAAGACCCTCTTACCACCTTCATGAAGGATCAGGGTATTCCTAGTGAGCCTGATGTATTTAAACCAGATCAGACAACAGTATTCTCTTTTCCTGTAAAAGCTCCTAACAAGGCTGTGGTTACATCTGATCTATCTGCTGTTGATCAACTTAATATGTGGTTGATGTATCAGAGAAACTGGTGTGAGCATAAACCATCTGTGACTATCAACGTCAAGAAGGATGAGTGGTTTGAGGTTGGAACATTTGTGTATGAACACTTCGATGAAATGTCTGGTGTGTCCTTCCTACCTTACAATGAACACACCTATCAACAAGCTCCGTATCAGGAGATAGGTAAAGAAGAATATAAAAATATTCTATCCACTATGCCAAAAAGTATTGACTGGTCTAGACTCAGCGAGTATGAAAAAGAAGACACTACTAGTTCGAGTCAAACATTTGCTTGCACTGGTGATGTCTGCGAGGTGGTAGACATAGGGGCATAGCCAATGGCGAAAAGAAACGCTTTCTCAATTAGAGAGGGAACAGCAGCAGAAAAAGAATTTATAAAGTTACGTGGAAATAACTTTGTTAGATCTGCTACAAGGGATGAAGACATCTTCGAACACTGGGATGTTTTGGACAAAGAGTTTGGTAAGGTTGACGTTAAAGCAGCCAAACGATTTGAAAGAAGAGGACCAGTGGACTATACAATCTGGTGGGAGTTACGTACAGTCAAACGTCCTCCCGACTGGAAACCCACTAAGGGATGGGGAGTACCAAACGGAGTAGACAGATTCGTTGCGGTACGAGCCAAGGAAGCTTTCTACTTACTAGATCCTTCTGATATAATAGATGATCTAAGAAAGAGATGCACTGATTATTTTAAAGGAGAGTTTGGTCTTCTTACTAGACCAGGAAGAGGTGACTTGGTTACTATACTTCCCCTAGACTACGTGATAGAAAATAGTAGACATACCGTTGAGGTAAGTTAGGAGTTGATATGAAGTGTAAGAACTGCGGCTTTCTATTAGATGATGATGGTCATTGTGGAGAG